GCGCACCCACGTCACCTCCTGCGGCTCCTGCGGCCAAACGCGCAGGAACTTTCTCAGCCCCGTCGCATCAGTGGTGTGCCCCACCGATGCGCCGATGCCGCTGACGAAATGCGCCGAGGCGCGCACAATGCCGATAATGAGGCGGGCTGTTGCTTTCATCGCTTTCTATAGGATTACGTTGATTTTCGGGTCAATATTCACCACCACCGTACGAAGTCCCTCCGTGCGTCCTACGGTCAGCAACAGTCCGTCGGAGCCGCGCATCTTCCTTTGCTCGCTGTCGCGCAGCACGATGACGTTCTCGTAGTCGGTATCCGGAACCTGCAAAGTCACCACGAGCTTATAGTGGCCGACTCCCAATTCATTCGTGTCAACCATGACGACATAGCTCTCGTCGGTCACGATGATGCACTCATCCTTCGGCACGGTGACGCTCGCCGTGCGGCTCTTCACCGTCACATCAAACGCCACGTCCTTCATCGTCAGTCCGCCAGGAAGCTCAACGCTGAAGAGTATCTTTGCATCCGTGCCGATTGGGATGTCCGACTCGCTAAACACCTCGTCTGCCAGCCGCATGAACGGCTTTATCTTCATATCGAAGGCGTATGGAAGGGAATAGAGGCTTTGAACACTCACCGCCTCGCGATACTGGTAGCTCTGCGATACGAGCAGAAGTGCTGCATGAATCAGGTCGGAAGGAACCGGCTCGTCCTTCGTGCCGAAATACGCCACGATGTTCTCCAGCGTGCGGTTGCACAGACGTAAGACGGTCTGCTCCGCCGAATTGCCGAAGCGCGTCAGCAGCTTGTCCTCCATGGTGAAGTCCGGCTCAATGCGGAGCTGCTGCTTGATTTCCTCAAGGGTCAAGAATTTCATTTGATTTTGCTTTTATCGTTCTTTTAAATTCAGCGATAAAAGCGTTTTAGGTTTACTATTGGTTTACCAAACGGGCAAACCGCAGGAAAATGACTTTGCGGGTGAGCCGCAAAACATAAAAAAAAAGGACCAGTAATCCTGCATCACTGCGAGATTACTGGTCTGAATCCATTTTTGTGTGAGCCACCGCTGTGGCATAGTTAAGAAAGTAAAATTGAAAAACCTTAACTAAAACATACTACTAATACCTTGAAAATTAAACTAAACTTCAAAAAAATTACACTAATTATATATTCTAATACGGCGTGTGACAAGTCCGCAGGGCACCTTATTTCTTCAGTAGGTTGTCGATGACCTGCCGGCGGTTCTTGCCGAAGTCGGGAAAGACGTAGCTGACGTGTACCCAGTAGGTCCCCTTCTTGTCGTGCTCCCAGATGAGCTGGTCAAAGGGTAGGTGCTTCTTGATATACTCGAACCACCGCTTGCCCTTCTCGATGTCGCCGTCGATGCAGAGGTCGGCGGCCTGTCCCTTCTTATGTTGTGAGTTGAACACACCGCCTACGGCCTTGTTCAGTGCCTCGCTACGGAAACCGCTGCTGATCTTGATGGACTCGCCCATCGCCACGCGCAGCGGTTCCAGCACGTAGGCGGCCAGGTAGACGAGGTTAATCATCTGCTGCGTGTTGGGCTTGTTGCTGATGCCCTTCGCCTTGGCGGTGTCGCTGGCGCAGAGCTCTTCGATGGTGAAGTGCATGGTTACGGGAGTGTTCATTCGTCGTCGTCTTTATGTATCTCAACTGTTGTGTCGCCCTTCTGTATCTTCACCTCCAGACCGAGCTCAATGGCACGGAAGCCGTAGATGATGACGGGAAACAGAAGGAGTTCGCCGACCGCCGTTAGGACGCTCCCGTCAATCACGCCCATCGGCGGCAATAAAAACCCTGCTATCAGCAGAACGACCGAAATGACGAAGCAGATTGCCGTCACGATGCGGCAGAAGCAGCACTGTTGTTCGGTCTTGTTACCGTTGCGTAGTTTGTCTAATGTACACATAAGCAGCCCTCCTTACTTCACCCACTCTTTAAAGATGTTTTGAACCACCGGAAATGCCAACACTGCGAGCACTGCCACGCTGATAGCCGTTGGCCATTGTCCGATATAGATAGAGTAACCGATGCCGTTGATGGTGCCTATCAGGTAAGCCATCAGTACGACCAGATAGAGAAATCCTTTTGCTGTTTCCATATTCTTGCGTTTTATGAGTTGTACGTCTTTCACTATACGCACAGAATATGGTTGTGGGTTTACTCGTCACGGCAGGTATTTATTTTTCACCTTGCGGAGCAAACCACCAATATACCAGGCAGCCGCAAACAGCAGCAGCCAAAAGACGATGCCGCCAATGTGGATGCGTGTCTGTTGCCACCACGTCAGCTCTGCCGGCACCTTCACAGGCACCTCGACAGGGTAGGGGATGCTGTCGGTCTTCGATTGATACAGCGTGTCATGTATTTCGTTCAATACATACTTTGTGTGCCACTTCTCAATCTTCACCGTATCGCTACCTTCCCAGACGTGGATGCTATCGTGCATCCAAATGCTGTCGCGCTGGTGTTTCGTCACCATCAGTGTGTCCGTGTGATATTCGGGTACTGGCACATATTTCGTGGTGGTGCATCCACTAAACAGCAGGCACAGCAGCAGTGCCACCACTATCATGATGAGGAATGTGACGCCCTGCATACATCCTGCCAGCATCCTGTCTTTATCGTCCATGCCTTTATATGGGTCATACTTATTCATCCAGAAATCGTTATGGTTCGTAAAATCCATCATAATCGTTTCGTTTTTAGGTTAAAACCGGCAGTTCCTTTCGGTGCCAATGGCATATCCCCGTTTCGGCTTGCCGGTACGCTATATGAAAAGTACATTCCTTTGGGGAGGGTCATGCACCAATAGGTCGTTAATATGTCGTGGGTTTACTGAATTTATAGGCGTTCCTTTAATCGCGTTATTCTTGGAGTCATTCGCCACTCGGCAATACATGTATATATCGCCTGCTTCTGACCAACTATCAGGCACACGTCCTTGGCTCGCGTCACGGCTGTATATAAGAGGTTTCGCTGCAACATAATGCTCGCACTCTTCATCAGCACTATCACCACGATGTCGTACTCAGAGCCTTGCGACTTATGTATGGTCGTGGCGTAGGCCAAGTCCAACTCGCCCAATTCTTCGTCCGCATAGTGCTGTGCCGTGTTGCCATCGTCGAACATCACATAGATACTGTCGCCGTCGGCTGATGTCACCGTGCCCACGTCACCATTGAACACGCCCTTCTGGTAGTTGTTCTTCGTCTGCATCACGCGGTCGCCATTGCGGTATATCGTGCCGTGGTGCTCGGTCGCTGGCCCTTCAGGATTCAGTGCTTCTTGCATGATGACATTGAGCATGTTGCATCCCGTAGAATTTTTACGGTTGGGGCACAACACCTGAATCTCTTTGCCTGGATATTTAGCTGGCAGACGTGACCGCACCAGACTGATGACCTCCTGCGCTACCTTCTCCTCATCTTCAACATTGTCGAAGAAAAAGTCCTTGGAGTTTTTGTTATCAAGAATCGGGAAGTTTCCGTTGATGATACGGTGGGCGTTATAGATGATATACGAGCCTTCGGCCTGTCGATGTATCTGTGTCAGTTTCACCGTCGGCACCTTGCCACTGTCTATCAAGTCACCCAATACGCGCCCTGGGCCTACACTTGGCAACTGGTCGTTATCGCCAATGATGATGAATTTCGCGCCCTCCTTCATCGCCCGCAACAACGATTGCATGAGCAACAGGTCCACCATCGACGCTTCGTCACAGATGATGACATCAGCCGCCAAAGGGTTGCTCTCGTCGCGACTGAACTTTCCCTCCTGAAACTCCAGCATGCGGTGGATAGTCTTCGCCTCCTGATGTGTCATTTCCGACATACGCTTTGCCGCCCTGCCCGTCGGAGCGCACAGCTCGTAGGTATAGCCGTAGTGCGTCAGCACCGCCAGCATACCACGCAGTGTCGTGGTCTTACCTGTACCTGGGCCACCTGTCAATATCATCACGCCCTCAGTCGCAGCCATACGGATAGCCTCTCTCTGCTGTTCGTTGTATTTGATACCCGTCTGCCGTTGTGCCTCGTTGACAATAGCGTCGGTGTCGCCATATTGTCGTGTGCTTCTTAGCAATGAGGTGATGGCATCGGCCACATACTCTTCTGCCTCCAGATATTTCGGCAAATACAGCGCATCCATATCCTCAACTATCAGCCCGTCTTCGATAGCTGCGTCAATCTCAGGCTTTACCAGTTCGATGTCAATGTCGAGCACGTTCTTATGTGCCGCCTTTGCCGCTAACATCACGCGCGGCATACAACAATGCCCCGCCGCTTGCATCTGTTCCTGGAGTGCGAACTTCATACCGGCACGGATGCGTCGTGGGTCTTCCTTGCCATAACCTAACTTGCTGGCCACCTCGTCAGCCCGCTTGAAGCCCACGCCGTCGATGTCCTCAGCCAGTTGGTACGGGTTGCGCTCAATCATGCCTTTGGCATAACGCTCGCCATACTTCTCCTCTATCGCCCGTCGCAACCAGCCAGAAAGTCCCAGCTTATGATAAAAGATACTGCGCTCGCGCTCCAACTCGTTCTCGCGTCGCTGTTCTTCTTCTATCTCGTCACCAAACTTCGCCGTGAAAGACCTGTGAAGGTTCTCGGCCCTCATCTTGCCGACACCCTCCACCTCCATCAGCCGCTTCCAATCCTTCAGTATCATGTCGAAGGTCCGCTTGCCGAACCTATCCACAATCTCCTGGCTCAGCTTCTTGCCGATTCCCTTCACGTTACATTCGCAGATATACTCTGCCATTCCTTCTGTAGTCATAGTTCTTTTAGTCACTTCGTTTTGTAAAAGCGTCTTTCGACGATTACCTTTTGTTTAATTCGTGTTATTCGTGTCTTAATGTTGCGTGCCTTCATACCTTTGGTAAAGTATCATTGCGTCGATGAGGGCCTGAACCGGATCTATCTTGCACGAGTCACTTTGGTTTCTTTTTACGGGGCGTTTGTTATCGCGCCCGTCAATCTCCAGCACACAGTTTCCGAAACACCAGGGCCACAGCGGATTGGGCGAGAACGATATAAACGGAATAGGTGAAAACATCGCACTATACAAATCGTCTGTCGGACCGTTGAACTCCGAGTTCAGCTGACTCACCACCTGCACGTACATTTCGGGCTTCTGCACGTTCATGTCGGACTGAAGGAATGCCAGCAGCGAGTTGATGGGGTCTTTCGACTGGTATTTGTCATAGCCCCAATACATGAACTGACAGCCCTTGCCCAGCAGTTCCTTCGTGCGGGCAATGAACATTGACGGCTGGAACACCTTGCCCTCCGAGACGTGCAACCACCCCTGCTCAATCCACGTCTCATACAGCGGACGGATGGCGGAGCGTTCCAGCGTCTCCTGCTTGATCCATGCGTCGCAGTCGGCAAAGAACTCGGTGCCGCGCCCTGACGGGTGTCGCCGTGCTGCCAGGTACGATGCCGTGTGGAGGTCGTTGCCTTGTGAGAAGTCCAAGCCGGTGAAGATGACCCACCCCTCTTGCGCCGTGCATTGGTCTATGCGGCGGTCGGTTTGCAGCGGTCGCACCTGCTCGGGCTTTATCCATTCCTGAATCTTCCCGCTCGAATACACATTGAACAGCTTGGCGATGACCTCGCCCGTGTCGCCGTCGCGCTGCGCCTTGGCTATCTGGTCGTCGTAGAACTGGTGCTGCACGATGACGCCCAGCATCGGGTTCAC